GACGATGGTGTGACGCGTGGAGTGACGGGACCAGAACTTGAGAAAACATTTGCCATGTTTGGAATGTTACTAAAGAGTGAAATGGTTCAACAACATGAGCCCTTACCATTCTTGGGTCGCATTTATTTGGATGTATGGACCACCCCAGAGTCCATATGTGATGTCAAAAGGCAATTGTCCAAGTTACACGCTGTCGTATCGCCACATTTCGTGCCAGTGGAAGTAGCAATTAACCGTAAGATGCAAGGATTCGTAGCTACTGATTACAACACACCCATCATAAAAGAATGGATCGAATTAGTCAAGAGATTGTACCCCAACGTTAGTCAACAAGATATGCAAGACTATGCCTTAAGTAGCAATAAAGATGTTTCTTATTGGTCAAAATTCAAGAGTCCCTTTTCACCATTGGTCTCATTGGATTTAGCCAACAAAGTGATAGCTGAAAACTTAGGCATAAGCGTGTCAGAACTTGATGATTATAAAGGAGCAATCAACGCGATAGAATTCGTGGAAGAAATGACAGACCTACACAAGAAATTACCAATAGAAATCAAATGTGAAATAACGATTGTCAAGCAGGGCGAAATTATTAATGGCAAAATGAAAGACCACCAAGCAGCTGTGATTGAAAACGCGACTGTGGAGATAAAAAGCATAGACAGTGTTATACATAAAACTAGACATATCAGACCACCCATAAAGAATATGTTTAATGAACCACCTCCTCGAGAGGCCACATTTGAAGAAAAGAAAAGACATGAAGTGTTAAAGACTTGCAATTTCATAATGAGAAAAGAACCTTGCCCATTTGGGCCGAAATGCAAGTTCAGTCACCCAAAAACAACCAAGAGTGACTGGAACAGACCACAACAACAACACAAAAACTAGAACCTTGCTTATCCTTTGTTGAGTTGGACTTCGCCAGTCCAGACATAAATAAAATGGTTACAAAACGTACACAAAAGCGCAAACAGCGCAAAACAACAAAGAGCAGAAAGCCCGCAATGATGAATGCACCCACAACTAATCAGGTGCAAACAAAGTTGCGACAACTACAACAACGTCCCCTTTATAAGACCCCTAGTGCAAAAGCAATGATGAATTACGACATGGCATACATCAAGTGCAGAACGGATCCGTTCAATGCAACAGGAGGTGGTATGATACCCGATGGGTCGGGAAAACGAGTAATGGTAGATCACAAGTTATATTATGATTTCACCACTACAAATTCTGGTGAAGCTAGATTATTGATAGCTCCATTCATGCCCAGTCCAGTACTCTTCAAACCAGGAGTTACTACAGCTGGCATGACAGTAAATGGAAATGCAATTACTCAAGCGACAACAGGAGCCATACTGGACACAGCCTGGGTACCCGGAGTTTACGCCGAGTACACAGGTTGGGCCCAGATGCCTGGCCTTGGTTTCATAATCCCTTATGGAGCCTTGAAAGCTAGGATTGTCACACAAGGTTACAAGATATATTACACTGGTCAAGCATCCAAAGCTGCCGGCACAATAACTGTCCAAACAGCCCCTATTGAGTTAGGGACACCACTGATGGGACAGAATTATATTGTGTCAGCATTGAATGGATCTGACGGAGTGACGTATAATACTGTCGCCAACGACAATGCCTTCCCGATTTTACCCATAACAGCATCTTTGACAGACACAGGCATAACGCCAGACACGTACATCACAAGACCCGAATCAGGAGTTGTGGGTTTACTGAAGAGACAAAATCCAGTAAACTCATGGTCCGACATCTATTCAAATTGTTTCGCAGTGATGGCAGCTAGCAAGATTCAAAAATCTTTGACAGCTACCAGCAACATAACGACCTTCATAGGTACAAACAATGCTTCGTTGAGCAATTCGTTTGGTGGTGTTGCATTCGCTGATGATTCGTTTGAGGCCCAATATGTAAAAATATCGGGCGCAACAGATGGAACGATAGGGTTGGGATTTCGTGTCGAGGTTATGACATGTGTCGAGTATCAG